TGGTTCACAGGATTGTATAAGGCTTCCGAGACAAAGATTATTAAAGAATTAGAATTAGAAGAAGCAAAAAAAATGATGCCTCCTGAAATATACGAGGCAGAATATGAATGTAGTTTTGAATCTAATGCTATAGGAGCTATTTACTCTCAAGGATTAGGAAAATGTGATGATGAAGGTAGAGTAACCAAGATTCCGTATGATAGCACTATACCTGTTGATACTTTTTGGGACTTGGGGATGGCTGATAAAACATCGATTTGGTTCGTTCAACAAAAAGGCCATGCGATACACGTTATTGACTACTTTGAGGACTCGGGAGAAAGTCTAGAATATTATGCAACAATCCTTAGAGATAGGGGTTATAACTACGATACTCACTACTTCCCTCACGATGCCTCTGTTAGAGAACTCGGAACAGGTAAATCAAGATTAGAGATAGCTCAATCACTCGGACTGACCACCTCTGTTGTACCGAAAATGTCGGTAGATGACGGAATTAACGCGGTACGTATGATATTATCTAGATGTTACTTTAATTACGAAACAACAAAAGATGGATTAGATGCCTTGAGACAATATCGATGGGCAACAAACGATAAAGGAGAAACCAAGAACAGACCACAACACGATTGGACATCTCACGCAGCAGATGCTTTTCGTTATATGGCAGTCGGTTTAAACGAAACAAAACAATGGAGCAGAAAGATCGAGTATAACCAAATAGGAATTGTATAATGGATGAATTTAAATTAAAAGCGATGATCTCCCAAGAGATCGATAACTCTCTGGGATATTATGGTGGCAAACTTACCGAACAAAGAAGAAAGTTTTTAGAATACTACTTAGGAGAACCTTATGGCAATGAGGTTGAAGGTAGATCTCAAGTTACTTCTCAAGACACCTTAGAAGTTGTCGAGAGTGTGCTGCCTTCTTTAATGAGAATTTTTACTGCGGGTGAATCCATTGTGGAGTTTACTCCTGTAGGCCCTGAAGATATCGAAACAGCAGAACAAGCAACTGATTATTGTAACCATATCTTAATGAAAGATAATCCTGGTTTTATGACCTTACACACTTGGTTCAAAGACGCACTGATTCAGAAGAATGGTTTTATTAAAGTATTTTGGAATGAAGCCATTGAAGAGAAAAAAGAAACTTATGAAAATTTAACAGAGATCGAATATCAATCACTTCTTGCTAATGACGATGTGGAATTAATTTCTAAAACAGAAACAATGATGGAAGAAGAAGTCATGGATGAGATGGGCAACCCCCAAATGTCTCAACAAGTATTCTATGATTGTGAAGTCAAAAGAAAAAAGACTGTCGGTAAAGTTCAAATAGAGAACGTACCACCTGAAGAGATGCTCATTTCAAGAGAAGCAAAAGATTTACAAACAGCAGACTTCATTGCACACCGAGTCACCAAAACAAGATCACAGTTAGTGAGAGAAGGTTTTGATCGTGATATCATTATGGGATTACCTGCGTTTGACGAACAAGTTTATAACGAAGAAAAAACTTCGAGAAGAATTTATGACGACCAAGCTCCTTATGAGCAGAGTAATGCTGATCCCACAATGGAAGAGGTCATGGTTACTGAATGTTATATGCGAGTAGACTCTGATGATGATGGAGTAGCAGAGTTAAGAAAGATTACAGTGGCTGGTCAAGGGTATGAGATCTTAGATAACGAAGAAATAGACCACGTTCCTTTTGCTACATTAACTCCGATTCCCATGCCACACAGATTCTTTGGTCTATCCCTTACTGACTTAACAGCAGATTTACAGTTAATTAAAACCACAGTGTTAAGACAAACACTCGACAATATGTACTTACAAAATAATGCACGTACTATTGTGACTGATGGACAAGTAAACTTAGACGACTTACTGACTTCTAGACCTGGTGGTATTGTTCGTGTGAAATCACCTAACGCAGTTCAACCTTTCCCAACTCCTAACTTCTTAAATCAAGGTTTAAGTATGATGGAGAAAGTCGATCAGATCAAAGAACAACGCACTGGTGTTTCAAGAACACAAATGGGTGCAGATCCCGACTTAATTCAAAAGTCACATACCACTGCTGCTTCGACAAGAGCCTTAATGAACGCTGCAACTCAGCGTATTGAAATGATTGCTCGTGTTTTTGCAGAGACAGGTGTCAAAGAAATGTTTAAATTGATTTATGCTAACGTAGTCAAGTATCAAGATGCTGCACGTATTGTAAGACTCAGAGGAAAATATATTCCTGTTGATCCTCGTTCATGGGTATCCAACATGGACTTAACGATTACTGTAGGATTAGGTAATGCAGATCCAGAACAACGATATGCTGCTTTGGCTCAGATATTAGCAATCCAAGAAAAATTAATTCAAGCGGGGGGAATGGGAACATTAGTAGATCAAAATAAAATCTACAATACCATTTCTAAGATTGTCGAAGTAGCGGGTTATAAATCACCTGAACAGTTCTTTATTAATCCAGCAAATATACCACCTCAACCACCGAAACAAAAAGAACAAAATCCATTAGTAGGTGTGGCTTTACAAGAATTAGAACTAAACAGACAAAAAGCAATGGCCGATATCCAACTTCAACAACAAAAGTTAGAAGCGGACATAGCTATACAAAAACAAAAGATTTTAGCCGATATAGAAAAACAAAAAATTAAAAACGAAGGTGACATACAAGAAGCCTTAATTAAGAGAGGAATGAGATGATAGGAAACGATCCTAGATACCAAGCAATTATTGATGCTTACAGAGCGGGAGAGATGGCATCTACCGCACCCCAATACAACCCTATTTATGATATTCGTAGAGAACAAATCGAAGCGGGTGAATTAGAAGAAGGTGAAAGATTTCCTCGACCACAACTAGACACAACTCCAGCACCAGTAGAAGAAGGTGAAGGAGGAGGAGTTGGTTTTGATCCTTGTCCTCCAGGTTATCAATTAATTGATGGTGTGTGTCAACCTGATAGTATGTTTGATCGAGGAAGAGATCAAGAATACACAGGCCCTAAGATTTCACCCGAAGGTTTAATAGAAGGATATGAACAAGTACTTGCTCCTGGTTTTGGTGCATTAAATTCTATGCAGATGATGGAATTAGAAAGAAGATTTGGCCCAGAAAAGGCAAGAGAAATAGGATTATTAAATCAAAAATATCGTAGTAGAGGAGTACAATATAATCCTGAAACAGGAAGATTTGTAGCTATGTCTCCTACACTAGGACAACTTGCTGGAGATATTGGTGGTGGAATTGGTAGTATGTTTGGTAGTATTGGAGATGCTGCACAAGAATATTTATCTGGTGGTGGTATGTTAGGTTATCTAGCAAATTTATTTGCACCACAACAACCCACTGTTAGATATGGTGGAGGAAGTACCATGACTGTAACAGAAACAGGACAACCTATGATTCCTACTGATAGTGTAATCCCAACTGGAATTGTTAGACCGGGTTATCCTACTGAAATGCCAACCCCTTCTATTGTTAGAGAACCTTTACCTCCTATTGAAAAATATGTTGCACAACAAGAGTTACTTAAAGAAATGGAACAATCTGAAAGAGATCGTCAACCTTCCCTTCCAAGAGCTGGTACAGGAAGATCTGGCCCTCCAGGTAGAGATTATTCCACACCTGCTAGAACTAGAGCAGCACAAGCCGCTAAAAAACTTGGAACAAAACTAGCTACAAGAGGCAGATAATTGGATTTAAATAAACAAATTTCTAGAGGACAACAAGCTAAAGACATTTTAGAGAATCCTCTATTACAAGATTCCTTAAAAGCAATTAGGAATAAACTTGACACTGAATGGAAGAACTCACCCCTGAGAGACGTTGAAGGTCGTGAAAAAATATTCTTCCTAGTCAAGGCTATTGATGAGTTTGAGGCCATGTTAATTTCAGAAATGGAAACTGGAAAACTAGCTTCAGAACAACTCAAATAATAATCATAAAAGAAAGGTAATATACCATGTCAGACAATCCCAATGGGGAATCTACACCTGTCTACAATACTGTAGACCAAGCACAATCTGCATTTGCTAACTTGTTAAACGCCACAGACGAGAGCCAAGAGCAGACAACAGAACCAGTCGAAGCAACACAAGACGAACCTCAAGAGGTTACCGAGAGTGAAGTAGAAACTGCGGAAGTTGAAGAACAAAGTCAATCCGAAGATCTAACTGAAGAGGTTAGTGAAGAGGCACAAGAAGAGGAAGCCAAATACGAAATCAAAGTAAATGGCAAACCTGTTGAAGTTACCCTCGATGAACTAATGTCTGGTTATCAACGAGATTCAGACTATCGAAGAAAGACGATGGAACTAGCTGATGAAAGACGACTCTTAGAAGAGGAAGTCAATAAAGCGAAGTCCGAGTCCGATGCGGTGGCAAAACTACGACAAGACTATGCGACACGTCTAAGTGAGATTGAAAACTCAATGAAACCTGATGCGAACATTGATTGGGCAAAGTTATATGAAACTGATCCTGATGAATATCATCGCAAAAAGATTGAAGTTGAGAATAAATCCAAAGCGTTAGAAACCATTAAGGCAGAACGTCAACGTGCTATTCAAGAGCAACAGCAAGAGCAGACCAAAGTATTCAATCAATACTTGGAACAACAAAAAAAA